AGACGATCGCGGCCGGCCAGTCCAGGACCCTCTACTGGGATGCCGAGTACCAGGATGGTGCGGGCGACCACGGCTCGGGCGGCAAGACAGTCGTGAGCGGTGAGCACTTCACCGGCACGGTGGCGCTCAAGTTCGCCGACGAGCTGCCCACCGGAGTGAAGGCGCGCATCGTTCACGAGCTGGACGCGGGCGGCACCAGCGACGACTACACCGTGGCGCTCGCGGCCGACCTGGCCGAGCACGCGTTCCCGTACACCGGCCGCGTGGCCGAGGACCGGAACATGGTGGTGGAGATCGAGAACACCTCGGGCTCCCCCATCGTGCTCAACTGGGCTGCGGTGCGCGGCGGCACCTGGGCTCTGTAGGCCCCGGTGCAGGAGCCGACCGAGGCTGAGATGATCCGGGCACTGGGCACCAAGGTTGACTTGCTCACCGAGACCATCGGCCGACTGACCGCAACACTGGGTAACTACGTCACGCAGGAGCGGTATGAGTCGGACAAGCGTCTGTCGGAACTCCAGCACAACCAGCTAGCAGAGTCGGTGAAGGCGGACCGGGCACGGGCCGAGGGCAACCGCCGGCTTGCCTTGTCCGCCTTCATCGCACCCCTGATAGTGGGACTCGTCATCTGGTACCTCACCAAGGGCGGGTCCTGAAATGGACGGACGCGGACGAGCCGCACGCTACTGGCTGGTTCTCGTCGTCGTCTCCGCGGTCGTGGCCTACCTCGCGGTCATGAGCTACCGCATAGCGGGGCGGCTCGACCGTGCCGAGGACGACCGCGACAGGCTGAGAGCACAGGTGCTCCAGCTCGGGGGTACGCCCGTAGCGGGCGAGCCCGGCAGGGACGGGGCCGTGGGCCCCTCAGGAGCAGCAGGAAGGGACGGCAGGGATGGCAGCGACGGCATGGACGGCTCACCTGGACCGAGCGGCAGCCCAGGACCAACGGGAGGCGAGGGTGCTCCGGGCAAGGCTGGCCCGCAAGGCAGCCCCGGACTCCCAGGGCCACAGGGTGCGACTGGTCCTGCGGGACCCACGGGCCCGGCTGGTCCGCAGGGCGAACGCGGGGACAAGGGCGACACGGGGGAGCCTGGCCAGTCGGTGATGTGCGCCGCGGGATACCACCCCGAGGACATCATCATCGTCCCGTACCAGGGCACCTACCAGGTGTGCCGCAAGGATGACGACGCAGAGTAAGGAGGGACCATGGCAGCCCGGAAGAAGGACAGCAGCTTCCCGTGGGTACGGCAGGCGTATGAGAGCGAGCCTTCGTACCAGGCGTTCCGTACCTACCTGAACTTCGGCCACGCCCGCACGCTGCGCAAGGTGTGCGAGGAGACGGCCAAGAGCTGGACCCTGATCAGCAAGTGGTCGGCGGAGAACGAGTGGTCGGCACGGTGCCGGGCCTACGACATCCACGTCTCCAACGCGGAGACCGACGGGGTCATCAGCGCCCTGGCCGTGTCCAAGGACAAGAACCTTGAGCTGGTCGACAAGCTCCGGGGCCACCTGTCCAACCGGCTGGACTCCTTCATCATGAAGGATCAGGACCCCACCATCAGGTGGACTCAGGCGCTCACCGCCATGGCCCGGCTCGAAGCGAACTGCTTCACGATCAAGGACGACGCGAAGACGGCCGAGAAGCTGGAGAAGGTCGAACAGCTGATCGACCGCGTGATGGCGGAGCGGGACTGACGTGCGGCCCACCCGGGCACAGCTGGAGCAGCTGAGCCCCGCCGACCTGGACCGGCTGGCCGAGCGGCTGGAAGCCATGGCCCAGGAGCGGGAGTCCGGCAAGGTCCCGTGGCTGTGCCCGCTGGCCGACTGCGACGGCCGCCCGCACAAGGGGCGCCCCGGTGTGCACGCGCGCGCCGACCAGCGGCCGCCACATGATGACGAGTGGGACGTCATCATGTGGCTGGCCGGCCGAGGGTGGGGCAAGACCCGCACCGGTGCTGAGTGGGCGATCAGCCAGGCCCGGAACCTGGAGCGGGGCGCACTCGTCGGCCCGACCGCGGCCGACACACGGGACATCCTCGTCGAGGGGGAGTCGGGCATCCTGGCCTGTGCCCCCGCCTCCTTCCGCCCCGTGTACGAGCCGAGCAAGCGACGGCTCACCTACCCCAACGGCTCGATCCAGATGTGCTACTCGGCCGACGAGCCGGACCGGTTGCGCGGTCCGCAGCACCACTACGGGTGGTTCGATGAGCTGGCCTCATGGCGACGGCTCCAGTACGCGTGGGACATGGCACAGCTCGGCATGCGTCTGGGAGACCACCCGCGTATCGCGATCACCACCACGCCCCGCCCGCTCCCGCTGGTCAAGGAACTTCTCAAGGATGAGATGTGCCGCACGGTGCGGGGCTCGACCTACGACAACCTTCACAACCTGGCACCCACCTTCCGCCGGGCCGTGGTCTCGAAGTACGAGGGGACCACGCTCGGGCGCCAAGAACTCAATGCCGAGGTGCTGGACGACCTGCCCGGTGCGCTGCTCTCCCGTGCGGTCATCGACGCGGCACGGGTGGAGACCGAGCCCGAGTGGCGCCTGAGGATCGTCGCCATGGACCCCGCCGGTACCGGCCTCGGGGACGAGACCGGGCTGATCGCGGGCGGACGCGGCACCGACGGGGACGACTACGTGACCCACGACTGGTCGGACAAGCTGACCCCGCAAGCGGCCGCCGTCCGGGCGTGGGACTTGTTCGATCATGTGCGCGCTGACGTCCTCGTGTACGAAGACAACTTCGGCAAGGGCTGGGTCAGCGAGGTGCTGACCAAGGTGTGGCGGGAGCGCAACCCCGAGCTGCACACCCAGGGTGTGGCGTGCCCCCTCGCGGAAATCCATGCCAGTCACGGGAAGCAGCTGCGCGCCCAGCCCGTGGTCATGCGCTACGAACAAGGACGCGTCCACCACGTCGGCGACCCCGCCGACCTGGCCCAGCTCGAAGACCAGTACACGACGTGGATCCCCGAGGAGACCCCGTCCAAGTCGCCTGACCGTGTCGACGCGGGAGTCCACCTGGTGAGCTACCTCATGAAGCGGTTCGACCGGGCGCAGTCGCAGATCGTCTCGCCCCACGGGCGCGCCACCAAGGGGGCCAGGGTGCACCCCCTGTACGCAGCGCGTGAGGCCAAGAGGCGGCGCGAGCTGGAGCGGGGGGCATGATAGTGACCATGGGACACACGGCAACGCTGCTCCTGGCCATGCTGGCCACGGCCAGACTCACACGACTGGTGACCACGGACCGTGTGTTCCTCGCGCCCCGGCGGTGGCTGCTGCGCCGGCTGATTGCCCGGTACGGAGAGAACCACCTGTTGCCGTACCTGATTACGTGCGACTGGTGCGTGTCGGTCTACACGGGCGCCGGGGCGGCAGCGGCGTGGGCATGGGCAGGCGACACGCTCTGGTTCCAGCTGCCGGCTGCGGCACTGGCGTTCAGCTACGCGGCGGGGTTCCTCGCCTCCAAGGAAGGCGGTGAGTGATGGGGCTGCTGTCACGCAAGGACAAGAGCGAGGCCGTACCCCGGAGCGTGATGGCCGCGGCCGTGCCGCTGTCAGGACCGGGCATGGTCACGGTGAGCAAGGCGCTCAAGCCGGGCACCGAGGACTGGCAGAAGGAAGCCTGGTACCACTACGACGCGTGCGGCGAGTTCCGTGCGGCCGTCACCTGGATCGCCAACGCGGTCAGCAAGGCGGACATCTACGCCGCGGAGACCGACCCTGAAACCGGTCTGGTCACCGGACCGACCGAGGACGTGCGGGCGCAGAAGGCGGCCGCACTGGTCCTGGGCGGGGCCACCAAGCGGGGCCAGCTGCTCAAGACCCTCGCGGTCCAGTGGCAGGTACCGGGCGAGTCGTTCATCATCATCCGTCCCGTCAAGCCGAAGAACGGCGTGCCGCAGCCGGACGAGTGGCTGGTCATCTCCGGCACCAAGGTCACGTACAAGGGGAAGGGGTGGCAGTACCAGGACCCGTGGACCCTGGCCGAGGTGCCACTGACCGACGTGGACCGGCTCATCAGGGTGTGGTCCCCGCACCCCAACGACGGGGCCAAGGCGGACAGTGCGGCACGCCCGGCGCTGCCCATCCTGCGTGAGATCGAGCGCAGTTCCATGAACATCATGTCCCGTCTCGACTCCCGTCTCGGTACGAACGGCGTGTACTGGATCCCCGCGGAGATGGACTTCCCCCGCGAGGAGGGGCAGACCCTCGGGGAAGCGTTCGCCGATCAGCTGCTCACCGCGTTCGAAGCGTCCATGCGCGACCCCGCCTCGCCCGCGGCACAGGTCCCGTTCATCGTCCCCGTACCGGGCGACATGATCGACAAGGCCAGGCACGACGACTTGGCCACGGAGTTCGACAGCACGGTGGGCGAGCTGCGCACCGCGGCGCTGGCCCGCCTCGCCGCGACGCTCGACATGCCCAACGAAACGGCCGAGGGCTCGACCGGCGGCATGAACCACTGGGGCGCCTGGCAGGTGGAGGAGTCCACCTACAAGATCTTCATTGAGCCATTCCTCGGCATCCTCGGTGACGGGATCACGCATGAGTGGTACTGGGCCGTGCTCCGTGCCATGGGTGAGGAGAACCCGGAACGGTTCGTCCTCGGGTGGGAGACGAGCGGGATCGTCTCGCGGCCGGACCGCACGGGCGAGCTGAAGGATCTGTGGGACGACGTACTGATCAGCGACGACTACCGCCGGGCACAGGCCGGTATCCCCGACGACGCGATCCCCACCGAGGACGAGAAGCGCCGACGCGAGCTTCTGGAGATGGTCAAGGTGGCGCCGACGCTGCTCGCCGATCCGCGTATCGGGGCCGAGCTGTTCGGCTTCGAAGTGGCTCCGGCTGCGGTGAGCGTCGACCCCGGAGCCGCCGAGGTGAAGGCGGGGGAGGAAGCGCCGGCGCTTCCCTCCGCCACTCCCTCCGAGGCCGCTGCTCCAGCTGAGCAGCCTGCCGACGACGTGCCCGAGGGTCTGGTCGCGGCGGCCGAGCTGATCGTCTACGACGCACTGTCACGGGCGGGCGGGCGTCTGCTCACCCGTGAGTACCGGGGCCAGTTCGCCAGCACGGACAAGTGGGCGTTGCACACCGTGATCCCGGTGGACCAGTCGTCCACAGACCGGCTGCTCGCCGACTCGTTCCTGTGGACGGACCGGGTGGCCGACGCATTCGGGGTGGACGGTACGCGGCTGGACGCCCAGCTCACGGAGTACGTGACGTCCAGGCTCATGACCCGCTCACCGCACTCACGGGCGGCACTGGTCAACTACCTGAAGTGGACGCCGTGATCACGCCGCCGACCGATGACGGACTGCCCTCGCGGCTGCGGGCGCTCGCCTTCATCCGTGAGGGTGAGGCGGCCGTGGGCCGGTCCTGGTTCCGCTCCCTCACCCGCTGGCTGGATCGTGTGCGGCCCGGGGTCGTGGCGGGGGGACAGCTGGACCCCGGGCGCGTCTCCGACCATAACGGCTACTGGACCGATCAGGTCAACGTAGAGGTACTGCCCTCGGTACGGCAGGTACTGGGTGACGCATGGGCCCGTGTGCGGGGCCAGGGGCCCGAGCGGGACGTCTGGGTCCAGGGCTACTTGGACGACGTTGGCAACCGCCTGGTGCGTCTGCCGGACGAGGTGTACGCGCTGATCGTGGCAGAGATCGAAGCGGGCCTCAGGGACGGGTCCGACATCCCGACCGTGACCGCACGGGTCAATGAGGTGCTGACCGCTACAGGCAGTGAGCGGTGGCCGAACCGGGCGCGCACCGTGGCCCGGACCGAGACGATCGGGGCGGTGAACGCGGGCGTGTTCCGGGCCGCTCAGCTGGACGCACAGGACCGTGGCGACCCCGCCCCGTTCAAAGTCTGGCTGGCCACGGACGACACCCGTACGCGGCACACGCACAACGAAGCGGACGGACAACGCACCCTCCTGGACTCACCCTTCCAGGTCGGTGCGGCGCAGCTCTTGTTCCCGGGGGACCCGAGGGGCCCGGCGGGTGAGGTGATCAACTGCCGGTGCACGGTGCTGCCGGTGATCCTGGGTGACGTGCTGGACTGGACGGACAGGCAGCGACCGAGAGAAGGAGGCAGCGATGCCTAGGACATGGTCAGCAGTGCTGGCGCGCATCGGCGTGCCCACCGGGGACGGGCGCATTCTGGCGCCCGCCGGAGGGAGTAGCCGTTCCCTCCCGCTTCCACTGTCGTTCCAGCAGCAGAGCGGGGACGGACACGGCGGCTCGGTCGTGGTCGGCCGGATCGAGAGCGTCCAGTTCGCCGACGGAATGGTGACCGCCACCGGTTCACTGCTCGACTCGGGCGAGTGGGGCACGGACGTGGTGGAACAGCTGGAAGCCGGAGTGATCGGGCCGTCCGTGGACCTCGATGACATCGAGTACGTCATGGACGAGAACGAGTTGCTGGTGCTCACGAAGTGGCGCGTGGCCGGAGCCACGCTCGTGGCCATTCCCGCGTTCGCCGACGTGTCTCTCACGCTCGACCCCGTACCGGCCAGCCCCATGCCGGACACCGAGGCGGAGGTAATGGAGCCAGTGGCGGAAGGGTTCTGGGCCTCGGCCACCGCCGCTACCGCAGTCCTCCCCACGCTGGAGTGGTTCAAGGCACCCGACCTGGACCGGCTGACCCCGCTCACGGTGAGCGACACCGGCCGCGTGTTCGGGCACATCGCCCCCTGGGGCCAGTGCCACGTGGGCTTGCCGGGCTGCGTCACGGCCCCGTCCAGCCCGAGCGGGTACGCCTACTTCCACCAGGCCGAGCAGCCCACGGCCGAGGGCGTCACGCTGCCCGTGGGGACGCTCGTGGCGGGGCCGAGGCACGCCGATGCCCAGCTCGCCTTC